ACTTAGATTCAAGAGTAGAAGAAGCATTACCAATCATACACAAAATTATGAGCGAACTAGAGGCACCTAAAGAAGAACAAGTAAACGAACTTGAACCAGATGATGAGCCAATTGATGCACCAATTGAACCACCTGTAGATCACGGTGGTATTGTTACAAGTTTCTTAACAGATCCAGAAAACAAATTAGTACTACGTAAAGATGCATCAGCAGACAAACTATTAACAGTAACAAAATTCAAAGACAAAAACACAATGTTAAGTTCTATCATGTCAGACATAGCAGAAAGAATGTTAACTAAATCAGGCGAAGAAGACAGAATTGCTAACTTTGCATCAAGAGTAGCAGATGGATTGGATCAAGAAAAATCAGCCGCATTCAAACCAACACCTGACTATATTAAAAATAAAAAAATTGCAATTCAACTTGCTAAAAGATATATTGATGACTACAAAAAAATGCAAAAAGATCCTGGATTTGCTGACGAAGTAAGAATGGATCCTGCAGATTATAATCCTAAAAAAGACATCAAAGGCAAAGCAAAAGAAACTGAAGCATTTGAAAACTGGGTTAACAACATAGACGAAGATCCAAAAGATCAAGAGGACAAAGAAGCAAAATTAAAAGCATTACAAGATATACAAATGGACAAGCATACATCAAAAGATCCTGAATTACAAAAAGAATTAATAAAACGAAAAGCAGAACTAACACAAGAAGAACCAGCATTTGCAGGCGAGCAAGTAACATTTGAAGATATTAAACCTTATGTGTCAATGTACAAAGGTGATGACGGAAAAATGGTTCACGATGTATTAGATAAAGATGGCAAATCTGCTTTCAAGACTGGTGATGCAAAAACAGCAATGCAATACCTAGCAAAGAATTTTGCTAAATTAAAAAATCCAGTAAAAGAATCTAATCCAGAATTAGACAGAATCAAATCACTTTCATTTTACCAATAATAGTAGTAGACATTAGATAAATATAGTTGTATATTATGCACTATATGTCTAATATACATTTAGGCACAAACAAACATAGGCACAAATAGGAGGCTTACATTATGGCTACATTGGCTGAAATAAGAGCGAAACTTAAATCTCAAGAACCTAATCGCTCAGGTTCATCAACTGGCGGAGACAACGCCATTTATCCACACTGGAATATAAAAGAAGGGGACGAAGCAGTTCTTAGATTTTTGCCAGATAAGGATACAAACAATACATTTTTCTGGACTGAAAGAAATATGATCAAACTGCCTTTCGCAGGCATCAAAGGTCAAACTGATTCAAGACCAGTAACTGTACAGGTTCCTTGTATGGAGATGTATGGTAAAACTTGTCCAGTGCTAACAGAAGTTAGACCATGGTTCAAAGACAAAAGCATGGAAGACATGGGCAGAAAATATTGGAAAAAGAAAAGTTATATTTTCCAAGGTTTTGTTACAACCAATCCATTAGCAGAGGACACGACACCAGAGAATCCAATTAGAAGATTTATAATTGGTCCTCAAATCTTTAACATAATCAGAGCGGCATTACTGGATCCAGAAATGGAAGAATTACCAACTGATAGTGTAAGAGGTGTTGACTTTAGAATCACAAAAGCCACTAAAGGTGGTTATGCTGATTACTCAACATCAAAATGGTCAAGAAGAGAAAGAGCACTCGACGAAGCGGAAAGAAGTGCTGTTGAAAAGTTTGGGTTACATAATCTAAATGACTTTAGACCAAAAGAGCCTACGGAAGCAGAAGTTAAAATAATCAAAGAGTTATTTGAAAAATCTGTGGACGGTGAGGCATATGATCTTGAGAAGTATGGACAATACTTTAGACCAGCAGGAGTACAAGCAAGTCAAGTAAGTCAAGTAAGTTTGCCACAAGCAGACAAACCTGCAACAGTTGAACATACACATGACAACGGTACAACTCATAGTCACGCAGATGGTGATAAACCACACTCGCATGAAAATGAAAAACCAGCGGTAGAAACAACTGCTCCGGCACAACCAAGCACTGATAGTGCCAAAAGAGCAGAAGACATCTTGAAGTTAATTAGATCAAGACAAGCAAAATAAGTCATGCTATACGAAATTGATGGTGTACCAGCATTTCGTTTAAAACTTTATGATAACTCTGTCGCCTACAAATGGAAAAACTTAATAAAATCCATATACGTAGGCGACAGTGAAGATATAGATCATAGAAGAACATTCTACCAATACAAAACCATAGATGAAATTAAAAAAGATCTTATTACCGCAATAAACAATGTAAATGTTTTTTTAAAACAGGAATTTATACAGGTACCAATAAATTTTGATCAAGATGATTACAATGAATTACATATCAAATTTGAAAAATTATCAGGAGAATTTGACAATCCAACTAAACTTATGATTATGGCGCCAATAAAAGTAAAGGAAAGTGTACGGGATCTAAACTATTGCATTCATGCACTAGAGAATTTTACTGACAATCCAACAAACTTACAAATACAATGGACAAAGTTGCGTAAAGAAACACCACGCATACCTCTAGAAAAATCAGAATATTATTATACGCATTTTGAAGAAAAAGAAAATGAAGTATATCTTTCATACAATGAGTTAGGAAAAAATTATATAGATTTATGGAAAGATGGATTGAATAGCGATTACAACAAACAAAAAAATAATCACTATATAGGAGCAGATATAAAAATAAGTTTTGAAAATAAAAAAAATATTTTCCATAGTGAATTTATTTCATGGTGCAAAGATAATAATATTGATCCTTACAAAAAAACAAACGGTATTGGTAACTTGCCTCTTGGTAAAATTACTTGGGAGAACACAGTTAGATTGACAAAAAACAGTAAAATAGATATAATAGAAGGAGTACAATGACAAAAGTATTTGACGCAACAAAATTTAGAAAAAGCATTACAAAATCCATTCAAGGATTAGGAATAGGTTTCAATGACCCTACAGACTGGATATCTACAGGCAACTATGCATTGAACTATTTGATGACTGGTGACTTCCATAAAGGTATTCCCCTAGGCAAAGTAACAGTACTTGCCGGTGAGTCTGGTGCAGGTAAGAGTTACATTGCATCAGGCAACATTATTAAAAATGCACAGCAACAAGGTATATTTGTTATACTAATTGATACAGAGAATGCATTAGATGAGCAATGGCTACAAGCACTGAAAGTAGACACATCAGAAGACAAACTTCTAAAATTAAGTATGTCTATGGTAGATGACGTTGCAAAGACGGTATCAGAGTTTATGAAAGGCTATAAAGAGCAACACGCAGACAACAAAGAAGGTGCTCCAAAAGTTTTATTTGTAATTGATTCACTAGGAATGATGCTGACTCCAACAGACGTTAACCAGTTTGAAGCAGGCGAAATGAAGGGTGACTTAGGACGTAAACCTAAAGCACTAACAGCTCTTGTGAGAAACTGCGTGAATATGTTTGGCTCTTGGAATGTTGGAATGATAGCAACTAACCACACATACGCATCACAGGATATGTTTGATCCAGATGATAAAATATCAGGTGGTCAAGGATTTATCTATGCATCAAGTATTGTGGTTGCAATGAAAAAATTAAAACTTAAAGAAGATGAAAAAGGAAACAAAGTCACAGATGTAAGAGGTATCAGAGCCGCTTGTAAAGTAATGAAGACAAGATACGCAAAACCGTTTGAAGGTGTTCAAGTCAAGATTCCTTATGACACAGGAATGGATCCATACAGTGGACTTGTCGACCTGTTTGAGAAAAAAGGTGTACTAACACAACAAGGTAACAGATTAAAATATATTGATTCAGCAGGAAAAGAACACATTGAGTTCAGAAAAGCCTGGGTTGGAGATAAATTAGATATGCTAATGCAAGATTTTGATAAATTAGCAGTAGACCAACCTAAGGAAAAATAATGGTAGAAATGACCCAAGAAGATATTGAACGTTTGTGGAACTCAGTTGTTCATTTTATTCCAGAAAAACAAAAGGCAGATGCCGCTATAGACTTTGTAAAATGTTTAGACGACATAGGTGTTGAACATGACGAAATCAAAGCAATTGGTGAATATGATCCAAAGCTAGAAGAAGCGGTGAATACAGTTTTTGAGGAATACGAAGACGACGAAGAGGATTACAGCGATCGATATGATGACAACTAATTGGTACAGTGAAGTAAGTAGAAATTTAGCACGCATTCCAGACTGCATAACATTTTACGATCAAGAATTACAAAACGCTAAAAAAGAAATAAGAATTTACGGTAATCTTGAAAAAGCCTCAGCGGCACTTCCTGGCATTGTTGAGCAAAGATTTAATCAGTTGCAACAAATTGAAGCCATACTAAATTATCTAAATATTGAATTACGCAGAACAAGATCAAAATCATTTAAAAAATTTTTAGAAAATTACAACAGAGCATTATCTAGCAGAGACGCTGAAAAATACACAGATGGTGAGCAGGATGTTGTAGATATGGAAAAAATAATAAATGAATTTGCATTATTAAGAAATCAATGGCTAGGCATTACTAAAGGTTTAGATCAAAAACAATGGCAGATAACAAACATTGTAAAACTGAGAGTAGCTGGCATGGAAGATGCCGATATCAAATAGAATTATCTTAACAGACGTAGACGGTGTCCTAATGGAATGGGAAAACCATTTTATTAAGTGGATGCTTGAGCGTAATTATTTTAACGAAAATGGAGAACAAATATTTCCATACAAATTACTGCCAGACAAAGAAAACACCTACGAAATGGCAGAAAGGTTTGGTTTGACCAAATTTCAAATCAGAAAAGAAATAAGAGAATTTAATAAAAGTGCTTGGATGGGTACGCAACAAGCAATGCCCGATAGCATACAATGGGTTAAACTGCTACACGCAGAAGGTTGGACTTTTATACCTATAACTAGTCAGACTTCTGATTTACCAGCACAAGCGTTGCGGAAAAGACGGTTAGCAGAGCTCTTTGGAGAGAGTGTATTCAGCAACTATCACATCTTAGATACAGGAGCCGACAAGGATGAAGTGCTAGAACAATTTAAAGATACAGGATTACTTTGGGTAGAAGACAAACCTTATAATGTGCAAACTGGTTTGAAATTTGGTCTACAGTGTATAATAATTGACCACACGTACAATAAAGATTTTAGCCATCCTGCTGTAACAAGAGTAAATAATTGGAAACAAATACACAGGATTGCACATGAAAATTTACGTAGGGCACGATAGTAGAGAAGATATAGCATATCAAGTTTGCGAACATAGCATTAAAAGACGTGACCCATCTGCAGAAGTAATTCCTTTAAAACAAAAACAGATGAGAGATCAAGGGTTGTATACTAGGCCTGTTGACAAGTTAGCATCTACAGAATTTACATTTACAAGATTTTTTGTTCCTTATCTTAATGACTTCAAAGGCTGGGCAGTGTTTTGTGATTGTGATTTCCTTTGGAAAATACCAAGCCACGAACTAGTCAAATGGTGTGACCCATCCAAAGCTGTTGTATGTGTTCAACATGATTATACACCAAAAGAAACAACTAAAATGGATGGACAAACACAAACTGTATATCCAAGAAAAAATTGGTCTAGCATGGTGATTTGGAATTGTGAACATCCAAAAAATAAAATACTTACTCCAGAACTTTTAAACAAAGAAGAAGCTAAATTCCTACATAGATTTAGCTGGTTAGATGATAATGAAATTGGTGAACTACCTATTGAATATAATTGGCTAGTAGGTTGGTATAAAGAACCAAACGATGGTGCTCCTAAAATATTACATTACACAGAAGGTGGGCCCTGGTTTGACGGATACCGAGATTGTGAATACGGCGACGATTGGAAAAAAGAATTAATAAATCTTTTTAGTTCATAATGAATTGGGAAAAGTTAAAAAAAGAACACTATTTCAGAGAACCTGTTGAACATATTGTTAGTACAACTATTTTTCCTATAAAAGAATATGACACTCTATACGAAAATCAAAATAATTTTACTCACACAACATGGCAAGAATTTGATGCAAAATATAGAACTGGGTTTGAACTTAAAGACGATATTACTGAAATAGATTTTAAAAAAGAAATAATTGCTTTATGGTTTTTTAGAGAACGTTCAGACAACAACTCACAACCTGATATAAATGTTGCTGGCAAAAAAATTAGGTATCATCAAAATAAGTTTTTACTTACTCCTTGTAAAGATATTACAATAGAAGAACAGAAAAGAAAATACATAAGACGGCCTTGTATTCAATTGGATATATCAAAAGTAAAGTACGAACAAATAATTGAGAGATTAAAATGATCGTTGGTGAAAGATTTTTACAAAAATGTTTAAACACAGATGTGCTACATGACCCGTGGCCCTATCAAATAATTGAAGATACATTTAGCTTAGATGTATTTGAAAAGTTAAAAAATCAATGCGAACAACAACTTGAAATAAAAACAGATAAGTTGATACATATTCACCCCAGCCAATTCAAAGAATACAATATTGATTTTTATGACGAAACTGTGGATATTTGTAGTAAGTTATTTGATAACGTAAAACAGTTACACGAAGTATATCCTGAATATAGAAAATATCCAACACTAGGTATTAATGCACACATTAGTATTACTCCGCCTCTGCCATACAAATTTTATATACACCAAGAAGGACTTGAAAAAACTTGGAGTTCAGTGACTTATATTACTCCAGAAATAAATGTTGGCACAAAAATGTATACTGCACAAAACGAAGACGCATTTGTAAAAGAAGCAGAATGGAAGCCAAATTCAACATTTATATTTTGTGGACAACAAAATAAAACTTGGCATTCTTATGAGAGTAACCAAAATACTAATAGAATAACTTTTAACTTATTCATTATGAAGCATAGAAGTAAGAAGTGCTTTTATCCTCTATAAATTTTTTGAGAGCACTTACATCATTGGCTAGATGTCTATCTCTAACTTTTTTCCAAACATAGTTGTCGCGAATATTAATATTAAAGTTTGTTCTAATTTGTTTTCCAGCATCGTCGTCTATAATTTTTTTAGCTTTGAATTCTACAGTTGGCAAATATAAACATCTATTCAATTTACGAGCAACTTTTTGTGTGTAAGAATCTACGTGCCAGTGCCAAAAGAATATTGGTGCAAGATATCCCAATGTGTTTGTCCAGTTTTTATGCACTGCAAAATGTGCCGCTCCTAAGGGTTCATCTCCCCAAAGTCTTACAGTGTTTCCTAGTTTTCCTGATGTTTTAACACGGCCATCTGAAGGGACAACCATCAGTATACGATCATGATATTTGTTTATTTCATTTACAATCAATGTGTCCCAACCTTTAGTATTCACTTGTACATCATCTCCCATCAACATAACAACATTGTTGGATGCTTTTTCACACATCAAGTTCCAACTAAAACAAGTTGATTGATTTGGTCCTACTGTGTAATGTTTTTCATCAAGCAAATCTTTGTATTGCTTTAATTTTGGATCATCATCATTAAGGTAAAACAGAAATTCAGTATCGCCATCTTGCATTTTGGTTGCTGTGTCAACAAGTCTTTTTGCAAGTTCAGGACGGCCTCTTGATGGGCAACAAAAAGAAATCATATTAATTTTTTCTTCCAAGTATCTGGCGTATGCTCATTAATAATTTCTAAAGGTAAATGATATTGAAATTTTTTTGTGCCTCTTGTTCTGATATATTCAGCAGTCTTTTTAACTGCCTGTCGCATATTTGTAGATGTTTGGTAGTCTAGCAATTTACGTGCTTTATCTGATGAACAAGTTGCTAGTTTCACTTCTTTTGGTCTGTCTTTGTGATGAATAGGATCTAGATTTAATCCTGTTTCATTTGCACACGCTTCTGCCAATTCATTTATTGTTACAGGTTCTTCGTCAGGACCTATGTTAATTACTTCACCAACTACATTATTTTGAAAGGCTAAAGCATTCAAACAATACAAGCAATCGTCTATGTAGCTAAAACATCTTTGCTGTTTGCCATCTCCATACACAATTGGTTGCTTGCCTTGCAACATTCTGTTTAACATTATTGACATAACATTTCTAAATGGGTCATCATACTTTTGTCTTGGTCCAACAATGTTATGAGGCACTGCTATTACATACTCTACTCCGTGTGTTTCACACAGATTTATCAAGACATCTTCTCCGGCTTTCTTAGCGATACCATATGGGTCCTGTGGACGGCATTCATAATCTTCTTTATACGGTACGTTGTCATGATGTCCGTATCTGGCCATACTTGAACAATAGACAATCCGTTTTACTTTGTTCCTGATTGCCGCAGTAATGGTTGCTACTGATGCTTCAAAAATATTTCGTGTTACAAGCACGGGAGAAAAAACTGAAAGGCCCTCATATGCCGTGGCGGCAGTGTGGTATACAACGTCACAGCCTTCCATTGCTTTTGTCATGTTTTCTAAATCGCAACAATCAATTTGATAAAACTCTACATTTTGTGGAACATTATCCGTGTAGCCCCCAATCATGTTATCATTACCAGCCACAGAATGTCCTTCAGATATCATTAAGTCTGCTAAATGTGATCCTAAAAAGCCGGCAACACCTGTAATGAAAACTTTCATAATATTATTTAAACGTTAGGATAGTACTTGGACAAATATTCAACATCATCCTTATAGAGTCTTTTGATCCTTTGCACTTGATGATAGGTTATTCTTGATGTACGGTCTTTAATTCCTCTCATTAATTTTTTTGGAAATTTGAACTTAGTATTAAATTTTGGAAATTGTTCACGTGGTTTTTTTGGTCTTTTAAGTAAATCTTCAAACCTGTAAATAACATCAAACTTTGCATCTGGTTCACACAGCCAATAAGTTTGTGGCAAGTAGTGTGCTTTTACTTTACCGCTTTCATATTCGTCTAACATATCGTCAATACTTTTCCATCCATGTCGTTTAGCTGTATCTTTTGTTTCATTGTAATAACCCCAGGCACTTACAATTCTATCAATAGGCTCCCTTATTATTGTTACAATCTTATAATCTGAATAATCAAATTCAGCCTCATCTAATTTTTTTAAGATTCCAGATAACTGTCCGTGTCTTCCAAACTCGTGCTTTTTTAAAAAAAACTGTTTATCCCACTGGTTTGGCCAAGCATATGAAAACCAACTACCACCTGTGCGAGGTATATGCACATAAATCATCTTGGATTCAATATCAATCTGCACAATAATAAACCTTGTCAGGCCAATGTTCTAGCAGTAACTTAAAGCCTAATTGCTCAAGAAAATCCATACATTCCTTATTACTACTGCCATATTTTCCTGTGTTACTGTTAAGCTCAATCATTACATATTCCACTGTCCTTAATGTTTTGTTAGCCCCTTTTAACACTTCCATCTCATATCCTTCTACATCAATTTTAATCATATCAACGTTGTGCAAGTTCAGTGAATCAATTGTTATCATTTGAATATCACCTTCTTCGCCAACACGTTTTGCCTGTGTAAAATTATCTCCAATTAATTTTATTTTTTTAAATGTGTTCCCAATTGCTACTTGTTTATTAATACTGTTCTTGCAATTTTTATTTAGGCAGTCAAAATGTAACTTGTCTGGTTCAAATGCAATAATTTTATTTGCATACGGTTCCATAACTTGTGTCCAAGTGCCACACCAAGCACCAATGTCTAACACTGTATTAAATTTTTTGCCGTGTTGATCACACCACTCAATGAACTTATTCAAGCATTTGTTTTGGGTAAATGGTTGGCCTGCTTTCCAATCATTTAAATGAATGTCATTGCTAGGTACCCAGAAATTATTAATTTTTTCTATTTGCATTTGTTAAAATATAATTGTATTCGTCTTCGTTACGTTTGTGTTTAGATTCTAATGTAAAACCTAAAGCTTCAATCATTGCGATATAATTTATGTTTTTATTATCCACTTCTATCAAAATACTTTTTGTGTTTTTAAAAATATTCATTCCGCCTTCAACAACTTTGTCTTCAAATCCGTCAACATCAATTTTAATATAGTCAGGTTGTGGTAAGATTTTTCTTTCAATGAGAAAGTTTAGTGAAAATTCTGTGCATCCGTGATAGTATTCACCTTTCGTGCCAACTACATTATTTGCAACTCCTTCGTGCATATTCTTAACATTTATAGTTGATAAATTTACTTTATCACTTACAGCAACGCAGTATGCATTGCAATTTTCTAAATTATTTAAATTGATACTGTCTAATAAATTTTTGTAACTTGCCGCGTGTGGCTCAAATGCAAACACTGTATTTTGTTTTGTTATTGCACTATACAAAGTGTAGATGCCAATGTTAGCACCTATGTCAAAAAACACACTATCTTTATCAAAGCTATTGATCCATTTTATTGTCTCTGGTTCTTTACTTAACAGACGATCCATTCTATTTTTAATATAGGTTTTATGTCCTTTATTATTGGCAAAATATATTTGTTTCTTTCCAACAGGAAATGTAAAAAAATCATTGTCAAAACTTTTTAATTTTGGCATTACATAAATCCTTTATCAAGTAAAATTTCTACAGCAGTTCCGTTGGCAAACTCCTCTGGAGTAAATTGTTGATAGGCTAAACTATATAGCCATGGTTCAGGATCTGCATAAAAAGGTTGTTCAATGTCTTCTAAATTTAGATTGCCCATGGCTACTGCAAAACTTTTCTCATGACAAAATACAGGCACACCCATACATATTGCCTCGACAGCACTAATACTACAACTGGTTACACAAGCATAAGCATTCTCCAAATCTTTACTTAAAGGTACTTTTGCTTCACTAGGTCCAGACGTGCCTCTGCCTCGTGGTTTCTCTCGAATTTTAATTGGCCTATCTGTTACACGTTTCAACTTTTCAACAGTATTTGTAGTCCAGTCAATCTCGCCAATGTAATTGTTGATGCCAGCACTGCTTGGACAAACTAAAATATGCTCGCCTTTCATTGTTGGAGCCTTAATTTTTATGTCAAATTTTTCAAACCTATCTGCTTTACAATCAGTAATGAATTTTGCGTGTATTGCATTTTTGCATATTCTCCAATAATGATTGTTTGGCTGTAAGTTGTTATTGTCAAATCTACCAAAGTATGGAGTGTCAGTGAACCAATATTGATGCTTTCTTAATCCTAGTTTTCTTATAAGATCAAGATTGTTGTTTACAAACCCCCAAAACATAGCATTCGGCAAAGCGTCTGTAGCTTGTTCGTTGTTTGCCATTACAACTTGTTCTGGCCAAGTTTTTTTTACTCCATTGAAAACTTCCCAGGCTTTGCTTTTTTGATTATTATATGGTGCGTAGATTGTTAGCATTTACAAACTCATTTATTTGTTTGGCCCAGTCACGATGGCCGTCCTCGTTAGGATGTTCGTCATCGGGTTTACATTGTTGTGACTTTTCTCTTGTATAATCTAGATGACTAGTGTCAGGCTTGAAAAAACGTTTTTTATCAATTTTATCAAACATAAACTGTATATCTTTATTTTTAATTGTTGCGTCTGACAAAGTATTGTAAAACACATATGGATAACCTTTATTTTGAAAAAAGTCTTGTAAATCAAGTAATGCTAATATAGATTCTACTTGTGTCATTTGATCTAGATCTGCGCCACTCTTAAAAAGGTATTTGAAAAATCTCCTTGTTTCGTCATCTCTGTTTGGATCCCAAGTTTTCCAAGTGGTTTTCATAGTAGGAAATTTATGAGCCTTATATCCATCCCCTGTTGGATAATCAAATCTATGCCCACCGCTTGATCCAATTAAGAAAAAACATTTTTTTGCTTCGTCTGGATATCTCTCACACCACGTTCTTGTGGTCCACATCAATCTTTTACTACCACGTCCACCGCCAGCGAGATTAACCTCAACATCAAGATTCATAAGTTTTGCTAACTCTAAACCACAATGTGTGTTTACATTGTCTCTTGGTCTAAAGGTCAAAAAAGAACAACCATTAATGAATATTTTGGAAACCGTCATACGATAATTATACACTAGTTATATAGGATATGCAAACAGTACAAAACATTCAGAACATTAAATATTTTACACAACAATGGGATATAGTTGACCAAACATACCAATTTACTGTAGACTGGCCAAAACATAATATTACTAATACCTATTCTAGTTTACCAACCTTTGTGTCTGATTTTAGTAATTGCAGTGTAAATTCGTTGCCTGTTTTAGTAACCGAAGATAGGAAACTAATAACCAATCATGTATGGCCATTGATATCGAGATATAGAGATAAACCACATAAAGTACACACCGTATTCAAAAAATGGGGTGAGAGCGTGGAAATCAATATGCCTCCCATTACACAACAATTTAATGGTACTTGGAAATACGTTTGGTTGCCAATTGATGAATACAGTGCGGAGAATCCATGGCACATATGGATTGATATAGTATCAAAGTTTAGATTAATTGAAAAACGTTGGAGTACAAATTTTGAAAAATATGTTTTTATACTTGCAAATAAAAGCAAATATTTTGAAAAAATTTGTAAACTATTTTTTCCTGATTTAAAATTTCTTACTGTGCCAAAAAACGAAACGTGGCGATTCCAACACTTAATTGTGCCATCCATGAGTAATTACAACGACGGAATACTTACGCCTCACATGCCAGTATGGATAAGGCATTTGGCGAACCTTGTAAAAAAGAAACACACAAGACCGCACAAAAAAATTATTATTACAAGAACAGACGCAGTGAATAGAAATATTAAAAATCAACAACATATGTTAATAGCACTTAAAGGGTGGGAGTGTGTTGAATTAGAAAAATTATCTATACAAGAACAAGTGCAAACGTTTGCTGAAGCAACTCACATTGTATCTCCACACGGTGCTGGCTTAACAAATTTGTTATGGTGTGACCCTGGCACTAAAGTAATTGAATTGACACACAAGTCATTTTTTGGCAAAAAAGTTTATCCTGTATTATCTCATCATTTAGGATTGAAACATTCTGTTTTACTTTGCGATACTGTGCCAATAAAAGGTCCTAAACCTAAAAATAAAAAGTTAAAGGATATGGTTGATCTAGAAATAGATATAACCAAGTTACTTGAAAACTTAGATTAATCTGCTAATGCAGAGAGGTCAACTTCTACAGTGGGAAATATTTTTTTAAGTTTAGGCCAAATCTTAACGTGCTTTTTATGTTTTTTACCACCAGCACAATGTAAAAAATATACTCTATCATAATCAAATCTTTCACCATTGTTTTTAAAGTTATACATTCTATTCATATCTAGTAAAGGCACATTACTATCAACAATACACCCATTCAAAAACATTCCATCATCAATGCGATTATCATCAATTTCCTTATATTTACTGATCCACGGTAACATAAATTCAGTATTAAGTTTATTAAGAAGTATTACACCAGGTTGCACAAATCTTTTACATATAGTTTCACCGGTATATCTATCTGCTGACGGATTAACTCTTTGATTAAACTTGGCACCTTCTGGCGTTGCATCTCTAAACTTTGGATAATAACAAGTTTTTAATGTTGTAGAAATTTCAGGATAGTCTTTAAAAATATTAGGTGCGTGAGGCAAAGCAATTACGTCACTGTCAACATACATAATTTGATCATATTTGTCCCACCAGCTTCGATCAATCCATAAATCAAATCTTTCCCACGTAGGATGTTTGAATCCTAATTTTGGTTCTGTAATTCTAAGATAATCTAAGTTAAATTTTTTACAGTATTCTTGAAAACTATTTCTACTATAAGTCTCCATTGGACTTGGTTTTAAATTATTAAAGCCTGGTTGTGAGTATTTTTGAATATCAATATAATATTGAATTACCAAATTTCTTGTCATCAATAATATTTATTGGTGCGTGTATAAACTTAAATATTTGCAAATGAAAATCAAACTGATTACATCTTATAAACCAGGCTGTTGGGAACAGTATGGCAAAAAAGGTATAGAGGCAATGGCCAAGCAATTTCCTGCTGAAATAGATATTGTAGTATACGCTGAGGAGCCAACACCAAAATGCAATTATAATAGAATAACATGGATTGATCTAAATCTTGCTGAACCAAACTTGACTAATTTTAAACACAAACATAAAAATGATCCTGTGGCAAATGGCAAATTAGAAGAAATTGAAGGTGGCGTGCGTAGGATACCAGAACTACAAAAACTTGGTGGTGCAGATAAAAACAAAGAATCTTTCCTATGGGACGCAGTGCGTTTTTCAAACAAAGTGTTTTGCGTTATTAATGCAGTGCGTAATTCTAAAGATTACGATTACGTGGTATGGCTTGATGCTGATACATTTACATTTCGTCCTGTACCAATAGATTTTTTTGAAAAACTCCTGCCAGCAAACACTATGGTTACATATTTAGGTAGAGAGAATCCAAAACTAAATGACGGCGGAAAATATCCAGAATGTGGCTTTGTTGGCTATAATTTAAACCATCCTGAAACACAAAACTTTATTAACGAATGGGAGTTACTTTACACACAAGATACAGTATTCAAAATACTTGAATGGCATGACAGTTACGTATTCTGGCATTTGACAAAAAAATTTAGAACTGAAAAAAATATTCAAGTCAACGATATAGGCAAATGGGTTGGTGTAAAAGGCCACCACGTATTTGTCAACAGTGAACTTGGACAGTACATTGATCATATGAAAGGCGATCGCAAAACAAAAGGAAGTAGTTCTCAAAAAGATCTAAAGACAAATATTACCAACATTGACTATTGGAAAAAAGTTCCGTATAATTAAGATAAAATGAGAAAAATTGCATTTGTAACAGAATGACCGGACAAGACGGTCCTTATCTAGCAAAACATCTTTTAGAACATGATTACAAAGTTTATGGCTTGGTAAAAAGATACAGTAATCCTAATTTAGAAAATCTAAAATATTTAGGAATAGAAAATGATGTAGAATTAATAACAGGAGATGTAACTGACGACGCAAACATAAATCATCTTGTAAAAAGTATTAGGCCAAACGAATTTTATAATTTAGCGGCACAAAGTTTTGTTGGAGCAAGTTGGGAACTTAATAAACAAACTTCTGAAGTGAATGCCATGGGAGTTCTAAATATTTTAAATTCAATCGTTGGCCATAATCCAACAACTAAATTTTATCAAGCAAGCACGAGCGAACTATATGGCAATGCTAATGTAGATGGACTACAAGACGAAAATACGCCATTTCATCCTCGTTCACCTTATGGTATATCAAAGTTGTATGCATACTGGATGACTGTAAATTTTAGAGCTAGTTATAGTATTCACGCTTCTAATGGTGTATTGTTTAATCATGAATCTCCAATTAGGGGAAAAGAGTTTGTAACACGCAAAGTCACCGACGGTGTTGCAAAAATAAAATTAGGGCTTGCAAAAAAACTTACACTAGGTAATCTTGAAGCAAAAAGAGATTGGGGATTTGCAGGAGACTTTGTTGAAGCCATGTACAAAATGGTTCAACAAGAAAATCCAGGTGACTATGTTGTATGTACTGGAGTTCAACACACAATTCGAGAATTACTTTCATATGCTTTTGAGACGGCAGAGATATCAGACTGGGAACGTTATATAGAATCAGATCCTCGCTTTAAACGTCCAGCCGAACTTCATGCCTTACATGGATCCTATGCAAAAGCAAAAGAAACACTGGGTTGGGAACCAAAAACAGAATTCAAAGACATGATAGCATTGATGGTAAAAGAGGATATAAAGCGACTGTCAAATGATATACGTTAGTGCTACAAATAGAAAACTTACTGAAAAATATGTTGACTGGGCAGTCACTGGATTGCCAGGATCAGTCAAACTAAATCCACAAGACATTATAAAAAAGACTGATTGTAAAAAGGCTGTAATGTTTGGTGTGCTACGTGGCACACATTTAGTTTACAATTTTGCTAAAAAAAATAACATTGATTTTTTTTACATTGATAGGCCTTATTGGGGAGAAACAAGAAATCATCCTTACTATGTGAAAATAGTAAAAAACAATCATCTAAAAAACTGGGTTGAAAAAAGACCCTATGACAGATTTGAAAAATCATTTCCTTGGCCAATTAAGCCATGGAAAAAAGATGGCAAGAATATTATTGTGTGTCCACCATCAAACGCAATGAAAGAATTTTTTGGTGTACACAATTGGTTAGATGACACACTAAAAATTTTAAAAAAACATACAGATCGTCCAATTATAGTAAAAAACAAAGGATACAATCCTATTATAGGATATGATGCAAACGGGGGATATATCGTTACAGGCAAAGATAATCAAAAGCCTAGTGGTCCAATTAATTGGAATGATGCTTTTGCGATGGTAACCTATAATTCTAACATAAGTTTAGAAGCTACCACAAGAGGTATTCCTTGTTTTACTGACCCACATAATGCTTGTGCACCAATATCAGAAACTGATTTTACTAAAATTGAGTCACCTAAATACGTTGATAGAGAACCGTTATACTATTCAATGGCTTATGGTCAATTTACAGCAGAAGAAATACAAAACGGATATGCTTGGAAAATATTAGATGAAAGTTGAAATATTCAGAAGAACTGTGAAAGACAGACGTAGAGGCGCCAGTTGGGACCTACTCCAGTATATGGCCGAAGGTGTCAGAGCGTGTGGCGACGATCCTGTAATAGTCAACGAAAACTTAACAGGTGCCTG